GATTTTTTGATTATGAAACGTGAGCATCCTTATGGTAAGGCCTCCCTTTTTGGGCAAAAGTTTGATCAAAAATATTTCAAAACAGCTCGAAAATCGATAATTTTGGATTTTCAAAACGGTCAAAAATGATAACATTTAGGGGTCCAAATTTTCACCATTTGGCTATGTAAAAGTGAAACAGACCAAATTTCATGCAAAAAAAGAAATTAAAAAAATGGCATTTGTTACCATGAATTTTCAAATGATAACCAATGATAACTCGGGGCTTGTTACCATGAGTTCACGTGTTTCACCACTATGTATTTTTTGGTCGCAGTACATAACCCCGTCGCGATTTTGGCGACATTCGTATGATAACAAATGTCGCCACGTGAACTCACGTCTCGGTGCTGAAAAAATCATTCCAACTTTGTTATGAAATTTGGTTGTTTTCTTATTTTTTTTATTTGTCGCATCACGAGAGAATATTAAATCACCTGATTTTTTCTCTTTTATCTTTAGCATTACCGTTATAATTATATCTGTTGAAAATATTTTTTTTAGCTCTTTCGTCTAAAGCTAAAAAAACGGCAATTTTCGACAAAAAAAAAAGGCGAAAAAAACCGTAAAAAACCGAAAAATCTCGCTTTTTAAAATATATATTTAAAGCAATATTATTAAATATAAATATATATTATATACATATATGACGAAGAAAAGTTTCTTTTGTAAAAAATGTAATTATACTTCGAAAAATAGAAATGATTTTACGAAACATTGTAAAACATCAAAACATAAAAATTGCTTGTATAAATGTGATGGTTGTGGCAAAATTTATAAATTTCCAAGCGGTTTATCAAGACATGTATTGAAATGTGCTTTATATTTGGAATTCGAATTCGCACAAACTTCATGTACAGAACTACAAAATGAAGTAAACGATGCTGTAAGTGGTGATTACGATATGAAAGATTTAATAAATATTATCAAAAAACAGCAAGAACAACTTAACGAATCTCATAAAATGATAGAAAAAGTTATTACAGAAACAGTCCCGAAAATCGGCAACAACAATAATAACAACATATCAATCAACGTATATTTAAATGAAAATTGCAAAAATGCAATGAATTTAACAGACTTCGTTGAACAAATAAATGTGTCCCTTGAAGACTTAATGTACACACAACAATATGGTCACATCGAAGGGTTGGCTAATATTTTTACAAAGCAATTGAAAGATATGAACCCAAGCGAAAGACCAATTCACTGCAGCGATAGCAAAAGGCTACAATTTTACATAAAAGACGACGACACCTGGTCAAAGGATGAAAAACATTTGAAAATTGATAAGACCATTAATGATGTAAAAATGAAGCAAATGAAAAAATTAAAACAATGGGAAGATTTGCACCCAAACTACCTCACAAATGAAAAGCTTTTAAACGATTGGCAGGAAATGGTACGGGAAATAATAGGTCATGGCGACAACGAAAAGGATAAAGAAAAAAACATGATTAACGTCAAAAAACAATTAGCTTCAAATACACCATTTAAATATAGTTTAAAAAATGGCTGATATTAAATTATGTAATAATTATATATGGGCGACATCTCCTCAAATATAATTTTAGAATTAACTGACACTTATATTGTAGATATTTCGGATAATGGTTCTGAAAATGCTTCTGAAAATGGTTCGGATGATGCTTCGGAAAATGCTTCTGAAAATGGATTGGATGATGCTTCGGAAAATAGTTCTGATAATAGAGATATTAAAAAAGGTATATTTAATTTTTTTTCAAACAAAACGAAAAAAAGGAAAAACTTCACCAGTAAAAAAAATACGAGTAAAAAAAATACCAGTAAAAACATTTTGAAAAAAAAAACGAAATCACCAATTTTAACAGGCGAATTTACAGAAATAATGCAGGATTTCGACCATATTAATACTATGACAACCGGTGGAAGGTACAATTACGTAACGTACCTTGAAGTTGAAAAAAGCTTAAAAGCCATGTATTACGATGTAAGCGAATATTATTCATACGCCATGGACATTTTAGCAACATATGTTCGAGGGCAAAAACTGATTTATATGGAATCTAAATTTTATTGCGAATCAAGGTTGAATTATTTAATGTTCCCTGCTATTTTTTTGTCATCATTAACCTCTGTTTTAGCAAGCGTTTTAGATACAAATATCATGGGAACCTCAATTTTATCAGGAATTTCCGCTTTAATCGCGTTCCTCCTTGCAATTATAAGCTATTTGAAATTGGACGCACAATCAGAAGCCCATAAAACATCGGCTCACCAATACGATAAATTGCAATCTATGTGTGAATTTTCATCTGGATATTTTTTATTGGCATCAAATAATAAGAACGATGCACAATATGTTGAAAAAATAGAAAAAGAAGTTGAAGAAAAAATGGATTTCATAAATGACAAAATTAAGGAAATTAAGGAAACAAATCAATTCGTCATTCCAAGGACCATCCGATATCGATATTTAACGATATATAATTTAAATGTATTTTCTATAATAAAAAAAATAGAAAATAAAAGAAGGGAATATGTCATACGTTTAAAAAATATTACTAACCGGATAAACCACTTATTGTGTGAAATTAAATATAAAGACAAAAGTAACAAATGCTTGAAATCGAAAAAAATTAAATTAACGTTGGCGTACCAAACAAAAGATGAAGCCGTTAGAATGATTTTGCTCTTAAAATCAGCTTTTTCAATAATCGACCAAATTTTTGAAAATGAAATCAAACTAGCAGAAAAACAGAAGAGGAAGCTGTTTAGCCCTTGTTGTACAGGTGAGGTCAAAAACCCTTTAGAAAATAACGTATTTTTAATGGAAATAATGGACCCTTTCAAAAACTACGAAGGGTGGGAAGGTATGGAAAAAAAGATAGAAAAAAAGAATGATCTGGTGCTTAAAAATGTAATCGACGAGTACAAAAGTAATTTTACATCTGGCGATAAAAAAGCAACAACGAAAACAAGCAAAAAATTTATTGAAAAATTAGAACTTTATTTAAAAAATAAATAATATTTACATTTATTATAATGAACAATCCTTTAGATGCAATTGTAGGTCCGTTGGATAAAAAATACTGTTTTTATTTCTACTTTATCTCAATCCTTTTCTTCTTCGGTGCCATAGTAAGTTTCATCAAATTGGTTACTGCGCTTTTTTCATCAAAAAAAATGCTAACAAACACCAATTTGCAATATTTTTTCGTACTAGCCCATTCCATCGTTTATTACTTGGTAAATAGAATTATGTACAATATGTGCACAAAATCTTTATAAAAAGATATTTAATTCTTTGAATAGCTCCATTTCTAGATTTAATTACAACTACATTAATATTTTAGATATACATATAAATACAAAAAAATTTATTTATATATGAATGTTAACAAAAAATTAAAAATATGTGTAATCACAAATTTATCTTTACTTTTATTATCAATAACACTGATAAGTATATTTGACAATGATTCTAGCCCTTATTGGAATTTTGGACCAAATGAAAAATTAATCGTAATAAGTATAAAAATAGATAATTGGAAAAGTTATATCATTTTGTTATTTTTTATATCTATTTTAAAATGTACAAAATGTATTATACAAGAAATAGCAAATCCAATAATATCATTTAATATTTATAATCCAGATAAAAAAGTAATTACCGAATTTACTAAATTTGAATTACAATTTTATGGAAATTCTATGTATTTAATTGATAGTATACGTAATGTCTTTATGATAATGATAACAATATCTCAAATAGATATAGCTCTATGGGGGGTTTTAATTTCAGAAATAACGTCTATTTTTACAATTAGATATTTATTAAATGAAAAAAAATTTCAAATATCATCACAATATGGGGAACCTTTAATAGAACTATAATTTGAATATATATAAACCAAGTACGTGGTTAATAAGGTTCATTTTTTTTTATTTTTTTATTTTTTATTTTTTTATTTTTTATTTTTTTAATTTTTTATTTTTTATAATGTCTGGATAGTGCCATCTTCATTTCTCATACCAAGAATCTCATCGCCTTCGTAAATAATACCTTCTTGGTCGATTGTCAATTTTTTATCTGGCCACTTATCGCTTACAAAATCTTCAAGAACATCTTCTTCGTCATCGGAAGAATCAAGTTCCATATCGAGAACGATTTCTGATGCTGTTTTTGTTTCAGCTTCAAGTTTTCTTTCTAATTCAAGTTTTCTTTCTAATTCAAGTTTTCTTTCTAATTCAAGTTTTCTTTCTAATTCAAGTTTTCTTTCCAATTTAAGTTTTTCCTTCAATTCAAGTTTCTTTAAAGCTTTTCTTTTCTTTAATGCAGCTTTTTTCAATACATTTTCCTTTTTAATTAATTCAGCTTTCATTTTAGCAGCATTAATTTCAGCATCTAAATCTACAGGTTCAGCAATTTCAACTGGTACTTCATCGTCAGATTCAGCAATATCTACAACAGTTTCTTCATCCGTTTCAGCAATATCTACAACAGTTTCTTCATCAGATTCAGTAATTTGTTCTACTTCTTCCGATTTCAATTTTTCAAGAATTTCACTCATATCCGGTGCTTTATTTGTAGGCGTATTTGAAATCATACTGTAATGAGTTTCGAAAATGGAATTAGCTTTTTCTGTCCAATTATCAGGATTAATTTTTCTCCATTCACCGGAGATACGATTTTTCTGAATTCTCAAGAACGCATCACTGTTACCTTTCATTTGACGACCAGAATCATCTGGGTCTGTAATACGTTTAGCGGTCATCCAATTCGCTTTTTCTTGAGCTTTTTTCAAGGCTAATTCTTCTCTTACTTTCTTACGCTCTAATTGAAGTGCTTCCTTTTTAGCCTGTTTTTTAGAATCCATGTTTGATTTTTCATTTGCACGTTTCAATTTTTCTTCAGCAGAAATTTTAGATTTGGTTTTTCTTTTCGGTTTTTGATTGTAATCAAGCAAAAATGCTGGTACAACTGAAAGTAAATGCTTTTGAGCGTCTAACTTACCGGGGCGGTCGTCAAGTGAATTTTCTACTGCGTAATTAATGAACATTTTGAGGTCGTTTTCGAAACGAGCAACTTGTGAATTTGAAAGACATGTGTAAGACATTTTTGATGTTAAGTTAATTTTTAAAGTGTTTTATGTGGGTTTGAATGATGATGTTTTATCCTAACTTATTATAATCAATTTAAAAAAATGGTATTATGAGGCCTCTCCCTTGGATATACCCCACCCGAAGGAAAATGTGAAAAACAGACCAATTGCCTGGTAATATATCCAAAAATAACGGATATGCCTGGTAATATATCCAAAAATAACGGCTATGCCTGGTAATATATCCAAAAATAACTGTTTCTTAAAGAACCTGTATTGACACCTGTATTGACACCTGTATTGACACCTGTATTGACACCTGTATTGACACCTGTATTGACACCTGTATTGACACCTGTATTGACACCTGTATTGACACCTGTATAATCAGCATCAAATGATTTAAAATGAAATTTTCATTTAAATATAAATATCACTTTTCTACTATAGTAAATGTTGAAATTTACAGCGGACTTAAATAAATACAAGAATAGAGATTCAAACCAAGGTAAATACCACGAAGAATATCAATACTTAAATTTACTAACAGATTTAATAGAACATGGTACCATCGAAGAGGGGAGAAATGGAAAAGCAAAAACAGGATTTGGGGCAGCAATGCATTTTTCTCTCGATGATAACAAAATCCCTATTCTTACAACAAAAAAGACTGCCTGGAAGACATGTTTGAAAGAATTATTATGGTTTGTAAAGGGCCAAACAGATAACAAAATATTAAATGAACAAAAAGTGCATATATGGGATGGCAATAGCACACCTGAATATATGAAATCCGTCGGATTATCTCATTATATAGATGGAGATTTGGGACCGTTATATGGTTTTCAATGGAGATTTTTTAATGCACCCTATAGCTCATGCAATGATGATTATTCAGGAAATGGGGTGGATCAACTCCAACAAGTAATTGATATTTTAAAAGATCCTTTGAAGAGAAATTCAAGAAGATTAGTTATTAGTGCATGGAATCCATGTCAAACAGACAAAGCTGTTTTACCACCCTGTCATGTATTATTTCAGTTTAACGTAACAGGTAAAAAATTAAGTTGCTCACTTTATCAAAGGTCTAACGATGAATTTTTAGGTGTACCATTTAATATAGCATCTTATTCACTTCTAACGTGTTTAATAGCCAAACATTGCGATTTAGAACCACATGAATTTATACATTTTGGAGGGAATTGTCATATATATGATGACCATTTTGAACAAGTAAAAAAACAAATAACTAGAGTGCCCTTTCCATTTCCTACATTGGAAATTTTAAATAAGAGAGAAAATATTAATGATTACGTTATCGGCGATTTTAAAATTACTGGTTATAAACATCATCCGAAAATTAAAGGGAAAATGAGAGCTTGATTAGAGTTTTATTGCCAAATGCAATTGTTTCCCTGGATTAATAATTACCAGCTCATTTTCAATTATTTCTGCTTTATACAGACTTATTGCCAATTGCTGCTCCATTGAGTCCATTTCTAATATAGCCAATTCTCTTTCGAGTTGCCTTCCTGGAAAATTTACAAGCATACATTTATCGAAAAGAACGTTAATACATAATAGTACACATAGAATACCTATAATTACCAATAATAACAATAAATAATCACCCATTTTTTTTGTAAAAAAAAATAATATATAAAAATTTCAATTTTTATAGGTAAAGTTCTATTTACACAGAATAATGTGATTTAGGTTTTTCCGTTCGCCATGTTTTATCGCCACACATATTGTGATTATATGTGATTGTATAATGTTCTTGCTTTTTTTCATCACAAATCGTCCATTTTTCAAAACCATAAAAAGGACAGCTATATTTTTTGGCTCTTTTTATATCAACCTTGTATGAAAACCCAGCTATAACCAATTCTTTATATTTTGGTGGCAATCTATTGTTTTCGTCGAAAAATATTTTCTTTTCTTTTTCTGTAAAATAACTTACCTTTTCAGCTGGTCCAATCACTTCATAATTTGACCAACCATTATCCATACCTATACAGGGTACCCTACCGTAAGACCTTGATATAAATATCTCCAATTTTTTAGTTTTTTCTTTCTCAATATCGTCCAGTACCTTTTTTTCTTGCACATATCTTTCTTTATCTTTAGTTGCTTTCTCGACGAACGGTAGCTTTTCTTCGTCAGTTAAAAATTTCCAGGCTTTCATATAATATTGATGAGCACATAATGGTTTTGTAATTTTATCCATTGTTTTTATATGTTTTTTTGTATGTTTTATGGTATATATACAAAAATATCAATTTAATTAGTCTAAATATACAAATGTCTATAACTTTTTTTCGGCTACTATTAAATTGATAATAATCGACAAAAATCCGTTAGATTAACACACAAAATGACAACTAGACACCTAAAAATCGATAGCGAATGGGTCCTGGGAAAAAATGGTAAGAAATTACGATATATTTTCAATAAAGATTCTAAAATCATCATTCTAAAATCACCAAGTAATTGGTACGAAAATGCATTTGACGATATAACAGATAAATATGAAGGGTATGCTATTAAAGAAGATATTGTGGAAAAACGTGGTAGACCAAAAGTACAAAGAAATGATATTTCTGATGATTTCATGGTTGGAGATAGGGTAAAAAGTGATAATTCTCTCGGAATTGGTATAATAATGGAAATAATTGATGGGAAAGCAAAAATAAATTTTTCAAATGATTCTGAAATCATCGCCTTTTGTAATATAAAAAAGGCGAGAGGAAGAAAGGCAAAACAAAAGTTACCTGAAGAAGTTAAAAAGGAGGTAAAAGAAGTTTTATTGGAAATACTGAAACACGATGGTGAAATGTATTTAATCAATAATATTAACGAAGTTATGACCATGAGTGGCGATTACGTGGGTGTATACGAAGATGGAGAAATAATAGAATAAATTGATGTTGATAAACACCATATTTTTTTATCAAAAAAATGCAAATTTTTATTAGAGATTTATGTACTTCCATAGGGAAAACATTTAATGTTATTATTGATGAAAACACCACAGTTGAAGAATTAAAAAAAAAGGTGGAAAAAACGTTGGGATTGCCTGTAAAACATCAAAGATATACATTTAATGCAAAACGTGTTGGTGATGGTATTAATTTGAGGGAGTTTTTAGGAGAAAAAATATTCAAAGAAAAATGGTGTAATATGAACCTTTATTACAAATCTTAATCCTTTTTGGATCTAGTGATAATTTTGTTTGTAACTCTAGTATTTACTGGATAAACTTTTTTGTTCTTTTTAAAAAGTATTTGTTTTCATTTAACTTACTTGAATAGGGTCATTAAGATTCAATTTTTCTTTTTGCTCTTTTTAAAAGTAAAACATGAACAACATAATATTTATATATTATATAACTATGGTGGAATTAGATGGAATTGCTTTAAAAAGAGCAAAAAGACAAATAAATCCCAACCGGTTCAAAACCGAAGAGGAAGAAGAATATGCAGCTAAACTTCTTAATCTGCCAAGTCTTTTTAGAAAGCACCCCAACTCCTCTGACCCAGGTAAGCCATCAACGGTACAAGAATTAATATCTTCTGAACCTACAGTCGATTTTGAACCTACAGTCGATTTTACCAAAAAATTAAAGATTGCATTAAAAAATGATTTATTAGATGCATGCTCTACTGGTCCAAATAGTATTCGAGAAAAGGTACAAATCAAACGCCATTTTCCCAACCAAAACTCTACAGTAACGATTTCAAGCGGTGATGGTTTACCCACGATAAATACAGGTATAGACGATTTATTTTCACCAACTTTCTCGGTAGATAAAGTATTCAAAGCTATTGCTGGGGGACCGGTTGCATCGTTTAAGCTTTTTACTGGAATAAATCCATCAAGTGGTATTATTATTGGTTCTCGTGTAACTCTTAATCTTGATGACCAAGCTGATATTAAATATGTCGAACAAACATACCATACCAATTTAACACATGGACATAACATTTTTGAAGAATTTGGCGGGGCTGGTCTCTACAAAAAAATGAAAGGTAGGGTAAAGTTTATTGTAGAAAAAATATTAGAATTAACACCTAACGACTCCGGCAATCCCTCACTAAATATAGAAGGAACAAATTACCACCTCCAACCGATATCAACTATAGAGCCAGCTGGACATATCCAATATGAAACAGATTCATTACAAAATGTCAAAATATGGAATAATAAAGTAAATGAAGTATCAATTCCCGGCGGTGCAACAATAAACACACAATTTAAAGCATACTGGGGTGAAAAAAAAAAAGAACAAGATACCCAAATATTTTTATTAAAACATGAACTCGATGCTGGTAATGTATCTTATTTAGCAGCTCCTAAAAGTAGATGTATTAAATCTGGACAAACTATTAGAGGGATGACTGAAAGAAAACCTCCTATTCAGCAGTGTATTGATTCTCTTAATGAAGAAGAAATATCACACCTCGGTAGAAAAGAAAAATCTTATAATTATTATAATCAACAATGGCTCCGCCCAGACATCAGTGTAACACCTAAAAAAAATCCTTTTCATTGCTACATTTGTTTTAAAGATTTATCAATAGAAAGAAAAGTTGAATGCGAGCATTGTCTTCCACACGAAGAAGCACGAATGTTTTTAATGACGGTTTCATCCCAAAGAAATTTTCTTGAAGACATGTTAAAAGAAACAGATGCACAAAATATTTTTACTAAAACAGAGTTGCAACTTGATAATGATGCTACAAATTCCGCCAAGAGCAATGCTGTTGCAGAACTTTTTCGAATTTATAAAGATTTAAAAGATCAAGAATACGATACTGTTTGTCCTAAATGTAATAAACGACCATATAAAGATAGTGTACCGGTAATTAAATGTGAAGCGGTTGGTGACAAATATAAAATAGTATTAAATGATGTACTAATTAATTTATTATGTTATAATACAAATCCACCAGATATTAAAGACACCAGACAAACAGAGATACAAGCAGGTTTAAAAAAAATTTTCGGCATCAATTTTTTGTTAGAGGCACCAATAAATACGTCACCAGGTCTAAATTGGGAAGATATTAAAAAGAAAGAAAAGCTTGAAATCTATCACAGAAAATATTTAGAAGAGTATTTTCAACCAATTGTTAATTTTGTTATTAAAAATTTATACTACGCTCGTGTTTGTGACATCACTGGGCTTATTGTCGATGCGAAAGGATTTAAAAAATTACTTATTAAGCGGTTTTTTTCTTATTATGATAAAAAAACAATGAAGAGCTTAAAAAACATATTAGCTGGTGGACAAGATATATCAAAACTTATTAAACCTATATTAACAAACAACATTCAAATATATAGTATTATTAAAGATTTGAATACAAATTTAAATACATTAATTGACTTAATCAAAAAGAATCAAACATTTATAAAAGCGCTCACTTACGATACAGAACAAAAACAAAGAATATTGGATAAGATTAGAAGTGTAAGAACAAAGCAAAAAGCTAAAAAAGAAGCAGAAGACGATAAGAAAAAGACACAAATTCAAAAGGAGAATATTGAAGCAATGATATATTTTGAAAAAAAATTGTTAGAGAATTTAAAAATAGATCGACTACCAGTAGAAAAAGACACTGAAATAAAAAAAGATCCAGTAAATATAGCACGAAACCAGGATGGTGCAGAATGGAAAGAAATTATCAAATTACACCTAATAAAAGAATTAATAGCTAATATACCGAAATACCAATATTCTAAATATGATCCAAACGGTCCAAAAATAATACCAGAGAGGCTTTACGATACTCTTCCCGTGGGACTTATAAGTTGGGCTACTGTAGCGAATGAGGCTTTAATAAAGTTCATTAATGAAGTTGGAAAAGCACTTCCAAATGACCTTGGACCAGGTCAAATAAATGACGCGATTCTTAAACTCCATAAAAACAATATATCGAAATATAAATTTGAGAACGCCATTAGTAGCAATAATCCAAACTATAGCACTATATTTATAAATCAAAATTCTACTCATTCTACCACTGCTTCTACTCCTTCTGCTCCTCATGCTACTCCTGATTTTAATGCTCATTCTATCCCTGCTTCTCCTGATTTTAATGCTCATTCTATCCCTACTTCTGCTCATCTTAATGCTCGCAACCAACAGGACAACTTCTACAGCGGCGGTGGTGTATATAAAAATAAAAAAGAGTTTCTCTCTCTTTTCCCAGGTGCAATTGCAAAAGCAGAACTAGAAATTGAAAATCAACTAAATGAATATTATAGATTAAAATATAATACACAAAACGAATGGACATTAAATATTACAACACAAACCATAACACAAAATATTGGTGCTGCAGTGACACAAGGAGGTTCAACAGTTGGTACCTTGAAGAGAACACTAACGGGAGTTGGTATGAGTCTTGTAGTTGTTCAATGCAATACAGGTGTTAATTTTTTGACGACAGCAGATGTTTTGATTGGAACAGGGGGCACACAAACTACTATCGCACATGCTAATATTAACACGGCTATTAATACAAGTAATGTGATTTACGAAGTCCATGACGTATTTGCAATAGATGAAGTTTTAAACTCAATAAAAAAACAACAAGAGATATTAAACAAAAATAATAAAGATCCATATAAAAATATAGCGAAAGATTTAAAAGACCTTTTTACAAATGATTTAATTGATATTGGTCCACAGAAAATTGTCGAAAAAAAAAGAAAAAAAAGAAGAAGAGATGGAGAAACCAAAGAAGATAAACAAGAGGAAAAAGATGAAAATGTACGAGATAAAATGTCTTTGTTTTTTAAAAATTTTGGTTTTCCAGAAGAATTTGGTAAATTAGAATTAAGCAGTGATGTTTTTGAACTGTGGACGCAGCTTGGTGATAAAGCACGAGAAGCCGCGTTAATTCTTGCAAATTTTGAAGAATTTGAAGAAGCCAAACTTCTGCTGAACTTACATAAAAGTAAACTAAAAGACGTCGTAAGTATGAAACCAAGTCATTTTGAAAGTGACGTCATGGAAATTGAAGACGACGAAGAAGAAGAAGATAAAATGGAAGTAGACACAGAAGAAGCTGTTATTCAACAAACCGAAGACGTTGTCATGTCTAACAATGAAGATGATGTTATTCAACAAACCACCGACAATGTCATATCTAAAAATGAAAAAGATTTTCTTCAACAACACGACAACAATGAAAATAACAAATCAAAAAGAAGAAGAAAAATGGAAGGTGGAAACAAAACAAAAAAAAAAAGAAGAAAAAAGAAAACTAGAGGTAAAAAAAAAAAAAAAAAAAAAAAAAAAAAAAAAAAGACAAAACAAAAGGTAAAGCGTTTAAAATATACACGTTATAAAAATAAAAAAAGCACAAAAACATATCGACGTAAAAATAAAAGAAAAAAGAAACAACATAATAAGTCAGTATAATTTATTTATTTAATTTAAAATATATAAATTATACGGGTGATTAAAGGGATAATTCTCACAATCATTCATTATTGGGTGGTGAGTTACTTTGTAGATGCGTGAAAAGAAATTCCCCACATAGCACCACCGGGTTAAAGGGGGGCGTCCCCCCCTTGTAATTGGGAAGTATTTTGGGCGGCGTGTTGACCTTGTAG